TCATACAACTGGTGCGTTTACTGCTGGTGCAACTCCTCTTATGAACGGAGCTACAGTTACTGGTGCAGCCGCATTTGTGACCAATGGCTGGAGTGGATCGAATACAGTAAAGAAAGGTGATATCTTTACTGTTGGGGCAACTAACCAGGTTAACCCGATGTCGGGTGTGAGTACTGGTGTGCTTCATAACTGGGCTGTGACTGCTGATAACGCAGATACTGGCGCAGATATGACTCTCGCTATTACTCCATCGGTTGTCTATGGAGCAACTAATGCTCAGAGTAATGTGGATGCGCTGCCACTTACTACCGCTGCACTTGCGTTTGTTGGAACAGAAAGTTCTGTGTATCCTCAGAATTTAATCTTCCATCCAAACGCGTTTGCTTTGGTTACAGTTCCTATTGAGATGCCGGCGAATGTCTGGGGCGCACGAGAGACTGATCAGGATGCTGGTATCAGTATTCGTGTCGTGAAGCAGTATGACATTGACGCTGATGAAGAGATTATCCGTCTTGATATTCTCTATGGTGTTAAGACACTCTATCCAGAACTTGCGGTTCGGCTCTGGGGTTAACCTCACCAACTACTCCTTAGTATTTAACGTACTAAGGAGTAGACTAAGGAGAATAATTATGTGGAGAGATAGAATATTTGAAGGAGATGCAGAAGAAATTAGTGCTGGTGGTGGACTAATCTTTGTTGCTTCTACAGGAGATGATAGTAAAGGTAAAGGTACAGTACTTGAACCATTTGCAAGTTTAACAAAAGCTAAAACTCTCGTTTCTGCTTCAAGAAAGATTATTGCACTTAGAGGTGGAGATTATAATGAGTCTTTTGTTTGGCCAAATTTAACTGGGGTGAAAATTGCTTGTATTGATGGGAATGGCCTTGCAGTTGTTCGCAGTATAGCAGGTAGTGTTATTTCAGTTAATCCTGCTGCAGCATCTGCAACTTGGGAGATGACTCTTAAAGGAGTTGTCCTTAAGCATCGTACTGGTCAAGTTGGCTTGCAAGTAGATAATGCGTATGTAACTAAAAGAATAAACCTGTATCTGCAGAATATTGGAACTGAGCAGGAAGGTACAGGTAGTTCTATTGACGTTAATAGAACTGGAGCAGCCACAGATGCAATTAGAATTTATGCTGATGGTAACGGTGAAGTTATTGAGGGTCTTGTCGATTATATTACAGAGTTAACTGACGATAGAGTAAGGTTTAGAGGCTATCGCCTTGTTGGAGGACTTACAGTAACTGGAGCTGTTGCGTGTGAAGTTACTCTGATTGAGTGTGGTATGAAGACAAGTGGTCTTACAGTTGATGGAGCAAACAAACTTACAAATGTTGGCTGTTGGTATGAGACAGATGCAAATCCGAATGTCTATACTAACTTTGCTAATGCGTTTGCAACTTAGTATGTTAACTCAGTGGAGTATGCTATACTTCACTGAGTTAAACTTATGAGGAGGAAGAAATGGCTTCAAAGAATCAGTTGTTGGGATCAGGTAAAATCGAGGTAGACGAGGAAACTGGAAAAGTTACAGTTGTGCAGTTTCCTAGTTTAGGATTGCCTGCTTGGAGATACCATAAAAACTGTCCAAGTGGCATAGTTGTTAAAACTGAAGTTGAACTTGCCAGACTTGAAGTAGAAGGTGGTTGGGTGGATCATCCTGGTAAGGTATCTCTTCTGCCTGGCCATGAGAATATGTACGAAGGAGAAGTAGGCAATTAGTAAGTTAAATAGTCAATAATTGACCTTTCTTGAAGGAGTATAAGATGGTAAATGTTACTGAATCAAACGGTTTGTTAGCGGCAGGAAGTGTTATACTATCTCCACTCCCGTGTTTATTGACTGGTTTTCTTCTTATTACGGATGGAACTAATCCAGTTACTATTACTCTATATGATAGTAAAGATAACTCTGGAGAAGTTCTGGCTAAGTACGTTGTTCCCGGTGCAGTAGGTGGAATAGTTGTTATGTTTCCAGTTCCTGTTAGAGCTAAAATTGCTTTATATGCTGTTTTATCAGGCACTAATGGTGGTGCAGTTGTTTACTCAACACCAGAATAAGGATAAGAGAAATGCTAGTATCTGAGTTGTTAAGTTCAAGTCTTCGGAAGATCGGTGCGTTAAGTAGTGGAGAGACAATCGAGACTACTCGACAAGCTGAAGCACTATCGGCTCTTCAGAGTATGTTGAGATCTTGGGGAGCACTGAGCGTTAACGTCTTTGCGTCGATCAAGGAGAATATTACACTCACACCGAATAAGTCCTTATATACTTGGGGGACTGGCGGGGATATAAATACTACCCGACCAAACCAAGTTCTCGGAGCGTATGTTCTCGAAGGCAGTGGAGCAACAGGAGTAACACATCCTGTTGATATTATCTCAGAGGGAAAGTACAGATCAATTTCGATTAAGGAAACGACATCGAGACCATTTGCTCTGTTCTTTCATCCTTCGTTTCCACTGTCTGAACTCTATCTTTATCCTGTTCCAAATACTGCTGAGGGTCTTTACCTTGACAGTTTTAAACCTTTCGTTGAGACAGGATCGTTTGGACTGACAACTGACACGCTTGTGTTTCCTTCGTACTATGAAGAGCCGTTAATATATAACTTAGCAATTAGATTAGCTCCAGAGTATGGAAAGGCAGTATCTGCTGAAGTAGCGTTGATAGCTAAGTCTTCGTATGGAGATATGGTTATACTTAACGCGGCGAATCAGGTTGAGGAGTTATATATCTTAACTCCAGCAAGTTCACCGTACGGCGCACGTTACAGCATTAACTCAGACTCGTATCATTAACTTGTTGGTCAAAAATTGACCTTTCTGGAAAGAGGAGGTTTCAGTGATTACAGAAGAAGAAAAGAATGAGATAATTAATGCAGCAGTTGAAAGAACATTGTTAGCTATCCCGGAGGTTGTAGGAAATTTAATGGCTAACCACGCCGCATTGCATAAGATTAATACAGAGTTTTATAAAGCACATCCAGAGTTTGCTGGAAGGAAAGACATCGTTCAGTCTGTTGTTGAGATGATTGAAGGTAAGAATCCAACAATGAAGTATGAGGATATGCTGGTAAAAGCCGTTCCTGAGATTCAGCGAAGACTTGTTATTGTTCAAGATGTTAATACTACTACCATACCAACAAAGATCGAACGAGACTTTGGTCTTGTTGACCTGAGTCAGAATGGGAAATTATAATGCCTGGAGAGTTCACTTTTACGATTACTGCCGATCAGTTGTCACGAGGTTTACGCCCATCGAAGCGTATGCCTCGAGACAGCAAGTACCTTGTAGAATCCAAGGGCGCACTTGGTCGTGACGGAGTTCTTGTAGCAATTGATGAGCTGACGAGACTTGACACAAGTGTAATTAATGAGTTGTTTCCGTATCCACAGATCTTTGTCTTCACGAACTTTATTCTTGTTTGTGGTGAGACTAAGATATATGAGTACTCTGGTGGAGTTCTTACTCTAGTCTTTACTGCTTCTGCTAAAGGATCTACCTGGACTGCAGTAGACTTTTACAATTATCTCTATATGAGTAATGGTAAGGTTGCAGTAGTTAAAGACCCTGATACAGGTGTGTATAGTGAGACGTTACTTCTACCAACAGCAGTGAGTATACTTAACTTTAATGGACAGGTTATTCTTGGTTCGCCTAATACATCTCCTTGGAAGGTCTTTCCTTCTAATAAGCAAGATCCTTTTGTAGTTACTTTAGAGATGGGTGGTATGTGGGGAGAACCAAATAAGAGAATACAGACTGCGATCTGGCCTAAGAGAGTTATTACTTACTCAAGAATGGAAAACAGAAATCTTTATAGGCAGATATAATGACTGACTGGAAAACATATAAGGGACAGTATCCTTGGCCTCTTGTTCCTGTTGTTGATAAGACTTCATACAACGAAGGAAATAAGATTTCAACCTCTACTGATCCTACTTGGAAGGTAAATGATAATCTTGGGCATACACCTATAACTACTATACACGAGCCTTGCAGTTACTGGCCAAAGATGTCAGTACCGATTCTTAATCCAAGAGCGTATACTTATATTACTGCTCTGTTTAATGATACTCCTTATCCAGTTGCAAGAGTAAACTACTATACTTCTGTGCTTGATCCAACTTTTGCGTCTGTCCCAGATGAAGCTACTACTTCTGGAGCATTTCCACAAGTATATAATGGAAAGTTATATGTTTGGAATAAGAGTATTACTCGAAGTACATTTACTGTGTGGGAGGTAGACTTAGAACTTAAGGTAGTTACAAGGTACATTGATCTTACTCCACCAGATGGATTAAACTCTCCCGGTCCTGGATGTCTTGTAGGTAATATGCTTTATGTTACTTGCTCTTGTGATTCTGTTGCTGGTCCTAACTTCAGGATGAGGATCTATGAGATAGACCTCAGTACATTTACTGCGACTGGAAGAAACGTAGGTATTGCATTTTCTTATGGAAGTCTTCTTGGTATACGAGTAACAGGAAACTTTATCTTCTTGGTTACATGGACTTATGTTGTAGTCTTTAGTCTTGCTTCATTTACTTATTTAAGTAGTTACATGTTTACAGGAGCAAGTGATGGCTACTGCGCTGCCTTTAATAACGAGAAGACTGAGTGTGTTATTGCTCGTAATAACTATACTCCATGTCTGATGAAAGTATCATTGACTAATCCTCCTGTTCTTTTAGGAACGCAGAATACATCTTGGTTACCTAATAGTAATGTTATGAGTATGGCAACAGACATAAATAACAATGTTTATGTTAGTGATAAGTTTAATCTAAAGCTTTATAAGTTTAACTTAACTGCTTTTGATACTGCAGTACTTTATGATTATTTGAGTACTGGTACAGCCTTTACAGGACTGGTATGCGCAGGAGAAGATCTCTGGTGTATAAATAACTATGCCTGGATTAATGTCTATAGAAAGATAGTTAGGATTAAACTGGCAACGATGGCAGTAGATCATATCATTAATATACCATCTTCACCATATAGTAATTCAATTCACAGTGTAGTTATATACTAATTTAATTAATGGAGGTACAAAATGTCAAGTACAGTAGCTAATAAGTTGAAGTTTCTTCTTGCGAGTAAAGCTATCGACTTCGCAAACGACTCGTTTAAGATTATCTTGATGGCATCAGGATTTGTATTTAATCTAGATACACATCATGCTTATGCTGACGTGTCTGCAAGTGAGCTCGCAACAGGTTATGGTTATACTCGGAATACGAAAACACTGTCAAGTGTTCTTGTTACTGAGGATGACACAAACGATAGAACAGAGGTAACCTGGGCAAATATCACTTGGACTGCGAGTGGAGGAAGTATTGGTCCGACACCTGGAGCAATCATCTTTGATGATACAGTAACTACTCCAACTGCTGATCCAATAGTCGGATATATTGACTTTGGTGGTGAGCAGACTCAGGCAGATGGTGGAGTAGCAACAATCAGCAATGTCGAGCTTCGTATAGCTTAAGGAGGAAGTCATGAGCAACTACGTTGCTAACACCTTTAAGCGAATGTGTATGAAGGGAGATATCATTGCTCTGACTAATGTCTTTCAGATTATTCTGATGCAAGCTGGATTTGTCTTTGATAGAGCAGCGCATCATGCTTACGCAGATGTAATTGGTAGTGAACTTGCTACAGCATTTGGGTATACTGCTGCTGGAATAACGCTTTCTGGAGTAGCTCTTACAGTAGATGACTCACTTAATCTTGCAAAGCTTGCGTGGAGTAATGTACAGTGGAATGCTACTGGAGGTTCACTTGTAGCATCAGGAGCTATTATATACGATGATACTACAGCAACTCCAGGCCATGACTATACTGATGCAATTGTAGCGTGGATAGATGCGAATGGTACTATTATCGCTTCAGATGGAACACCAATGTTCATTCAGATCATTAATGTAGAATTAATTTAAAGGAGAGTAAAAA